TGCTAATCTTGTTTTTTCTAATTCGGCTTGTTGTTTCTTTGATGCAACTTCTAATTTAGATTGTAAACTTTGAATAGCTTTTTCTTGTTTTTGATATTCTGCCGTTAGAGATTTAATAGCACTATCCGAACCGCTAGGTGTATTAATCTTAGACATTTTTTGTCCTATTACATCGACATTTTTAATCATAATCAATAGTTCATCATTGCCTTTTTTTAAGTCTGCTAGTGCGCTTGGTGAAAGAAACTCAATAAATTCTGCCATTATTTCTTTTTCTTTTGTTGTTCAACAATCTTATTTGCTAATTTTTCTAATGTAACGTAAACCGCTAAAGTCATTTCCTCTTTTAACAATGAATTATTTTGTAAAACATTACTTAGAACTCCTAAATTATCGTAATAATCAAAATCTTTGCCTTTGCTGTTTTTAATTAAACTATCGTAAGTTATTTTATAAAGTTTCAAGTCGTTTTCTAAAATACCGATTTCAATAGTTAAAACCCTTTGAACTTCATCAATAAAAGGCTTTGTTTTGTCAATTTCAATATTATAAACTTCTTTAATTGTCTTAATAAAATCTAAACGCATTTGTTCAGTTGTTTTATTAGCAAAGTAGAAGTACAAACTTTGTTTTAAAACAGCGATTTTATATTCGCAATACGCAATATCCTTAGTAATTTTTAAATATTCATTTGCTTCTGGATTATCAGATTTAATAAAAAATTCATCGTAAATACTAATAAATACTTGCTCTAGTCCTTTTTCTTTTGGTTTAGGTTTAAGTAATTGATAGTTTTTACTCTTTAATATTTCAAAGAATATTTTAGCTGGAATGTTATTTATTTCGTTGTATTTAGGCAATTTTATATTGTTTTTTAATTTGAAATATCATTGTGTATCTGTAAATATCTTTTTGTCTTTTATCAAACCATTCTTGATTCAATCCTAAAATATCAATTCCATATTTGCCTACTAAATTATAATTGTCAGTCCATCCGAATAAATAACCGTTTGGTTCATTTCCTACTTTAACAAACAAACTCCTTACGGTTCTCCAAGTGTAAAGCAAATCGACATAACCATCTGCTTTAGGGTTTTGCGCTAATTTTATTTGTTTATATTCAGGGTCTCGATATGTTCCTATTCGTGTTCCATCTGGTCGAATCCCTTGCTCAAACTCGTTAATCTTTTCAGCCTTTAACTTTTCGTTGTCGCTTAGGACTATTTCGTTTGCCAGTTGTCTCAACACTGTTTTGCTCAACAATGGATTCAATCTCTTTTGGTATTCCTTTACTGATATTGCCATTTTGCCCACAGTTTAAACATTCTTTATTTTCGTTTTCTTTGATATTGCTTAGAAATTCATCTATAATATTGTCGTTTTGTTGATTTGTATATTTTTTTATCCATTCAACTTGCGATAATATAGGCAAATTTAAAAACTCTTTTGCACAGTCTCCGAATATTTGTTTTCCGAATATTTCCATAATTTATTATTAAAAAAAAAAGCAACCAAAATAATTGATTGCCTTTCATCCTTGATTAATTTAATACCTTTACAAATATAATAAAAGTTTTTTAATTACAACTATGCAACTGGAGTAATTGCTGGTGTAGTTCCTTTATAATATTTTGTGCCGATTTTTGCCGTTGCTACGTTGTTAACTGAATCATACAATTGAACTACAATAGAACTTGAAGTAGTGAATGAACTTGTTGTTTCAAATCCCCATTCATCTGCCAAACTATCATAAGTCAAAGATAAAGCTACAATTGTATCGGCAACGCCATCAACAGTACATTTAAGGTTTGCAATTGCTATTCCTCCAAGTGCTACAGCCTCGTTAATTGCAAAGTGCGCTTTAAAATATACTTTACCTTCCGAAACATCGGCTCTACCTGTCATTGTAATATCTGTAATTGGCAATACTTGCGTATTAACATTAAAGCCTAAAACAGATGCGTCTAAAATAGCCACGTCTCTATTGTATTGTGTCTCGTTTACTAATTGAATAGTTGTAGAAACACTAGCAGAAACAGAACCATCTGTAAACATATAAGTACCAGTATTTAACATTCCTAAGTCAAAACCACTAAATACAGTTCCGTTTGTTGCTCCAGCAATTGTACCACTTGAAAATACAAATAATACGTCAAACGCTTGGAATGAATTGTAAGTGTATAAAGCACTTGCATATTTCCAACCGCCTTTTAAATATTTAAAAGTGAATTGTGGTAATCCATTACGAACTACTGACATTATCCCTCCTTGATACTCTTCGGTTGTAGCTTCTGGTGTGTTGTTTGTAACTTCGACAGCTCCCAAAATAGGCACAAAGTAACCTAATTGAATTTGCTCATTTACATAGTCTAAATCAAAAGTATCAGTTATTAAGTTGATACTCCATCCTTTAGGTACTAATATTTTACCAGAAAGTCTGCCTTCTTGAATGATGCAGTCTGGTAATCCTAAATTCTTTCTTGAAATTAGGCAATCTTTTTGATTTATTAAAACCATAGTTATTATTTTTAATTGTTAAATTGAATTGTTTGTAAGCAGGAACTAATCCCACTAAATGTAATTTCAGCATCAAAAACAATAGCGTTACAAATGTAAATCAAAGCTTTTTTTTCTTCCCTAATTGAGTAATTCTTTACTCTTTTAGTGGTGAAATTATTATCAGTAAATCTACTAATACCACTTTGTGTTAATGCTCTTAATAAGTTATCTAAAATAGGTTGCAAAATAATGTTATAATCATACTCGTGTTGATATGGATTGAACTCGCTTGGTGCTTGTGATTCGTGCAAAATTAATATTCTTGCATTTCTTTTTACGCTAGGCTCTCGCAAGTCATTAACATCTTCACTTTCTACTAACCAAATCAAAGGAAAACTAAGTTTCTTCTTTAATGCTAAATACTTTGTCAATACTTCTTCTGTTCCCCAATTAAACTTAATTGTAGCTGTTTGACTTCCAACTGTTAAATTGGGTAAAACTTCTATTAATCTTGCCAATTGATCTTCAAAGACTATCATATTCCAAATGAATTAACGGTTTCGTAAATCTTAAATTTGTTTAAATCAACATTTGTAAAATCACTCGCTTTGTCGCTTAAATATTGGTACAAACTAACTTCTATTTCATCAGAGTTACCAAAGTAATCTATAAACTCGCCATTGTTATAAATAACTGGATAGCGTAAAATCCCACCTTGATAACCTCTTATAAACTCGTCGTTTGCATTTGAAATAATATAAGCAGGCGTTGTTAAATTTGCATTTTGAGGAGTTACCTCAACGTTCCCTATTGCAGTTAACTTTTGGTTAGTTTTAGTTAAGAATTGCTCAAATATTCGCCACGCTATTAAACTATATTCATAATTCAACCCATACCAAATTTTACCATTGTATTCTTCACCTTTTACTAACTTTTCATATTTAGCATATAGCGGATTAACAAAGTCATCCGCTATTGCTAATTGTAGTTCATTATAAGTTTCTAAACCTAAAGAATTAATGAGTATTGACTTTTCTACTTTCTCACACAAACTAGTCAAATAATCAACTGAATTTGGAGTTTCAATAGTAGGATTAGCCACTATCATTTCAACGCTCAAAGGAATGTTTAAGTCGTTTGCATTTTGAAAATAGGTTTTGTCAATTATATTTGGCATTATTCTTTTTCTTTTGGTTCTTTAACTTTTTTAACCTCTTTTTTGTCATTGTACAAATGAGCATCTTCTTTTGCTACTCTTGTAGTTTTACCATTGTAAGTAACTTCTACTGTTGTATCGTGTAAATGTCCCATTATTATGCTTTTGTTAACGCTGTAATAGCATCAGAGAAATCACCATAAACAAACGCTCCGTAGTGATTAGATTTTACTCTTTGTACTAATCTTGCTTCAGCCAAGATAGTAACTAAGTTTTTAGTAAAGTCATCATTTTCGTAACCTACATTGATAGTTAATCCCTCTTTAAAACGAACTCCAGCTTTAGAGAAGTCACCAACTAAAAACTTGTCAATTGTAACGCCTGTATTTGCTACAACTCTAATGCCAGCTATATTTGTTCCGTCTTGTGAAGCAAATGGGGGTAAAATATAATGACCATCCGTACCCTTTGATAACTCCATTGAAGTAACATCTGTTGGGTGCATCACGATGTAAGTAGGCTCAAACAAATTAACTCGAACTTGATTGATTGCAGTTCTTAACACATCCCATTTATTAGGAGTAGGGATTGATAATGCAAAAGCACCAGCAGCCCAAGCTGTAGCGTTTGTAACAATACCTGTTAAATTAACGGTTAAACCTGTTCCATTCAATAATTGGTCGTCGATTTTCAAATTAATTAACTCGGTTAATTCTTGGTCAATTTCTGAACGCATTAACTCTACATCGTCTAACATTTCTTTAGTTACTTTGATGTAAGCAGTTACTTTTTTGACGTTTGCAGAAGCAACTACTAAATCAAAATCGGCTTGAGATTTAGCTGCGCCTTCAGCGGTCATTGCAGCGCCTCCGTCAGCGTTTTTCTGTTCTACCCATTCCCAAACGTTTGACATAATTGTGCCAACGTTTACTAATTCTAAGATAAAAGGGTTTCTTCTTACTATTCTAGTAATTCCCGCTTCTCTTTCTGCTTGTGGGATTTGTCCAGTTGTGTTTGTAGATAAAGCCATAGTTCCAGCCGCTTTAAGTGTAATTTGTACACTTGCGCCTGACTTTTCTTTCATCGCTTTTAGTTCATCCGCTTTTTCAGAAAGTAAAGTTTTTAGACTTTCAGGTGCATTGTTTGCCACTCCTTTAGTTTCTAAGTCTAATACCTTCAAAGCTACTTCTTCAATGTTTGCTTTTAAATTAGCCACATCGTTACCTTTAGTTTCTAAATCTTGTACTTTCGACATTATCTCGATAAGTTCCGCTTTAGAAACGCTTTCTGTTTTCATTTGGTCGATTTTTTCTCCCAATTGTTTAATGATTTCTTCCATTGTTTTTTTGATTAAAATTTACTTAATAATTCTTTTAACATTTGAGCTTCTCGCTCGGATTTTTGAGTGTCGTTAGACTGCTCATTATTTAAAGTGTCTTTCGACTGCTCTTCTTTTGTTTCTGATTGCGTGCTAATTTCAGCAGTTGCACTATTGCTTCCAAATGGCAAAATACTACTTTCTAATACGTTTTCAGCTTGTTTAATTCCAAAGAAATAATCTATTTCATCTGGGAACTCATCTTTATTTACAATTAACGGATAGATGTCATTGTAGTTTTTATTTTGTTTTGCATATTCAGGATTTTCTGACTTCGCACAAAACAATATTTCACGGTAACGCATTCTGACAGATAACTGTAACTTTCTACCCTCTTCTAACCATTGTTTAATTTTTTCGCTTTGAATAGATGTTTTAAGTATTTTATAAATTAAACAATACGTTTCCCCATCGTATGACTTACCTAATAAAGACCAAGATACTTTTGCAGTAAAGCTTTTAATGTCTTCAGGAAAACCTATAATATTTTCAACCTTACCAAATTCGTGATGCCATATTAACCAAACTTTCCCTTGCTGGTCTTTTACTGATTTATTCCAGTTGCCATCTAAATGTACATCTTCGTGACTATCTAAATAGTTTGCAGAATTAACAACGAAATAATAATAGTTTTCATCAAACTTTATTTTCTTTTCAGCATCTTCAAAAGCTTTTTTAATTTCTTTTTGTTCAGTAATAACTTGCTCGCCTTTAATCCCGTTTTTAGCTATCCATTCCTCAGAATTATAAATGTGCGCTTTCTTTGATGCAATGATTGATTTTTCATTTTCAATCAATTCCTTAAACATTTCGTCTTTTGTTTCAAACGATTTATTTAGTACTTTACAATGTATCATTTTTTTACGTCTTTATCATTAGACAATATTTCTTTTTTAGCTTGTAAAGATTTACGTAGTTTTTCGGGTAAATCCTTTTTTTCTAACTGTTTATTTATCTCGTTTAAACTTAATTTCGTTCCCATCACATCCCAATTTTTAACATTAATTCCTTAGTTTTTTGTATCGCTTCTGCATCGTTCATCGTTCCGTTTTCTTTAGCAATTTTGACCATATTTTGAAACTCGGCTAATGTTTTAATCTTTTCATTAATAACCGATTGCATAACTGGTAAATGGTCGTAACTAGCTTTTAATATTTCGCCACGTTCAAATAATCCCCACGTTTGACTAAGTGAGTTCATTGTATTGTCTGCTGTTTGTTGAGTGGTGTTTTGAATGTAGCTAACTATACCTTGATTTTGATTTTCGAAAGTACTGTCTTTTTCAAACGGATTTAAAACGTTTTTATTCATTCCAAAAGCTAAAAGCACTTTGTTAAAATCACTTGAGTATTGTTCATCAAGGTAAAGGCGTTTCATATCAGAAACAAGATGTTTGAAGTCAACTCCAGCGTTTGTGAGTAATAAGTTTTTATTAGAAATTGCTCGCTCTATGCTTGTGCGGTCGCCATCTTGTATTTGAGCTCTGTTTCCGTCGTTTTGATTTAATCCAACATACTTTTGGCTCATCTGCAAATTAATACCTTTACTATTTATGTTTTCGTAAATGTTGTTAAGTATTTTTGCTACTGCTTTAACTCTGCTTGGCGATTGAATAAATGAGTTTTTCACTATCCCATTAGCCAAGTCATAAGTAGGAATAATATCTTTTAATTTAATATTGTAATCGTTATCATCTAATTTGTAGATAATATGCTTTTCCTCAAAGGCTTTTTTATCCTTATCGGTGACAATAAACTTATTT